AAACTCATACAAACCTCATCATGTTATGCTTACCGTCACGGTTCCTAAGCTGCCTGTTCCCGATACTCCAAATAAATAAGAAACGTTGGGCACGACAATCTTTAAGTCTTCCCCAACTCTAAATACAGTTCCATTGGGCAAATTGTACCCTGATGTTGGTAAATTTAATAGCCGAATTCCGTCTACTTGTAAAGCAGCATTTGAGTCCAACTGGGTAAAGTAAAGCCTTAAAACACCGATTAACTGCGCTAACTGTTGTTCGTTATATTCAGGTGTAGCCAGAGGCAAAGCTGGTGCCCGAAACTTTTGCATCCCCATTAGCGTTTTCCGTCTGGTCTGCCGTCAAGCCTAGGACTACCCAACTGCCACTGCACACCTAAATCGGTGGACTCAATCTCAACAGCCATCTGGCGCGCCCTAGCCCGCATAAATATCTGGTCGGTATATACGTCAACCGAAGTCTCAATCACTGCGCCCGTTTCGGTATTGGAGTAGGCATTGCCTGGGAAGTTCCGCGGCTTAATAAACATAGTGACTTCAGGATCAGTGGCTGTAGACCCTTGGAAATTAATGTCAGGGATTATCCGTTTAGTTAGGATGAACTGATCGCCATCTACCAAGTCAAAGTCAGACGAAGCAATATACGAGTTCATCGGCAAAACATTGTCGTCTACGCCCTGCTCATGGTTATATATGATGCTATCGCCTGTCATGCTGGTCTGTACTACAAGCTGGGATATATTAACTATATACGTTCCCGCACCGCCCAAGCCTGTACCTAAAGCGGTAATCTTTGTGCCTGTGGCTACCCCTGTGCCAGTAATGACTGAACCAATCTGCAAATAACCCACCATACTGCCTGTTACGGTCAAAGTAGTACCCGAAATAGCACCTGTAAAGTAAGTCGCAGTCAGGGCTTGAGGGTATTCCCTTAATGAAGAGTCTGACCATGCAGTGCGGTCTATCGTGCCGTAATACCAAATCTTCTCTAAATGGTTGTATATCGCATAGGCATTGTTAACTTGGCTATCTGCCGTAGGATAGAACCACCAAATCTCATTCCAGCCTTCATTGGTCCCGCACACAATTTGGTCTGCTTGGTCGTAGTTTAGGTTCTGGAATATGTGATTACGAATAGTACAAGGGAGCGTCTCTACACGTCCGCCATAGGCATAGAACTTGTCATGCCCAAACCAATAAGCTGTGTTGTTTACTACGGCAACCGAGCGGGGGCTAAGGATGGAGATATTGTCAGCCAACTCTTGCAGACCAAATACGTCTGTTGTGCCTAAAAACTGCAAAGAATTCAGTGTACCCTCAGTAAATACAAGGATCTCCTGCCGTGTTGCAATCGCACAAACAATGGCAGAGCCACGGGAAACCCGCAAAAATCCTGCTGAATTAGTGACTTGCGGTGTCCAGTTGTTAGGCTGATCTTGGTTTGCCCAGCGGATAAGAAGCGGGTCAAAAGCACCGCCCCCAAATGGAGTAGCCCCAAAACAGAGGAGGTGTTTATCGTTCTGGGATACCAAAATCTGCATAGCCTCCGTAGGTACATCAGAGGGCGCAACGCCGTCTATGGTTGTTGCCGACAGCAAGGTGGCTCTAACCCCTGTTCCATCAGCATTTTTCCAGTAATAAATAGCGCCATTACGGATATTAGCCACGAGGTCATCATCAAAGTTCTGCAAGAACCAATCTCGCTGCGGATTAACTACGGGAACACCAGCACCTGAACCCCAGCCGCCTCGACTCCATACGCCAGCGCCCCAGCCATAACCAACAGAAGCATTGTCGTTACCAATCGGTATTTGAAAAGCAGCTGAAATTGCCGTGCCGCCGCCCGAAGTAGAAGACGTAGCCGCAGTAGTTGTGGTGATGGTAAAGGTGTTTACCGTAATGAAATCGACAATAAACTCAGCATTGAACTCGGCTTGAGGTATGCCGCCAATAGGTCCGACTACACCAGAAAAGGTCACGTAATCGCCTTCAGCAGCTCCGTGGGCAGCAATGGTTACTGTTACCGTCTTAGACCCGTTTGTGGTCGTAAAGCAGTTATTAGTTGCTGGGCTGACAAAAGTCTGACGAATTGGCGTAATGTCATAAATAATTTGACCAGCCTCAATGTAGAGTTTCTTTGACGTTCCAAGGGCTAGGTAATTATTCGAAGCAGTTGTAATCCAGTTGAAGACCTGTCTACATATACCCGCTAGGGTTTGTGTGCTGTAGCGGAGCCAACCGCCCATCTTTTGTGGGTAGCCAGAACGGAAACGAATTTTGTCGCACTCATACCAACCGCCTTCGTTGGTGTAGTTTGTTTGGTCTCTGTTTAAACCTGGCTTAAACTGGAGCTTCTGTAATGGCATGCGGGTTTACCCTAACATCTTAAGTGCTTCATCTTTAACTTCTGCAACACGCCTCGACCAGCCTTTACCGAAGGTTTCAAAGGTCTTAAGTGATTGTAAGAACTCTAGCCGTTTAGCGCAATATAGTTCTACAAGTCGTGCTGGGTCTTCTTCTGCTTTTTCTACGGCAGCAAGAGTAGCAGGGCCAAAACCGCCATCAGCAGTAACCCCAACACACGACTGCAAAAACTTAATGGCTCGTCCAGGTCCTGAGTTAACAGCGACATCAAAAACGCAGTAATCAACACCAGCCACAAGCTCATCAGCTCTGATAGCATCCCAGTACTTCCTTTTATAGAGTGGTGCAACGGTTTCAGGAGTCAAAGCACGCATCTGCTTCTCATCTACTTCATGTCCTACCCACTCTTCCCATACCCGTTTAGTAACGCCAAGGTTAGTCATGCCGCCTGGGTCTTGTGGATGGTTTACAAAGCCGCCCTCATGGGCAAGCATCTTTGCTAGGCACTTTTCAAAGTTAGCATTCATTTTTTCATCATTTCCTGTATTTCTTTGTTTTTGTCTTTACTGCCTTGGCTTGACCCAAAGTAGAACGATAGGACTTGCCCAGCAGAACTAGTAATAAACCCAAGCGCAAAAATCACCATTTGCTGCTGGTCAGTTGGCACATCACGGAACATCAGAATGGCAATAAATAAGAACGCAAGAGTCACCGTACCTAGCGCCAAAATAGGCACTACAGACTTATCTAGCTTGGTAGCGTGTTCGCTTGTGGCTACGGTTGCATACGCTTGACGGGCAGAATCACGGTCTTGTTGGTCTAATTTAGCGTACTCAAGGTCAAGCTCTTTGAGTTTCATAGTCATCTCAGGATTGCCTTGCAGCGCAGCAGTTACACCCTCAATGGTGTCATCAGGGATACCAAGTTTAGAAGCCAGCCAGCCCACAGCAGCTCCGCCAGCAGGACCAGCAACAGCAGTAGCCAGAACAGGAGCAACGCCTTTAAGGAGTCCAATTAGGGTATCCATCATTTCTTGGTTCTTTCTTCTATCAATTTAACCCGTACATGAAGTTCATGCAGTTCTTTATAAATTTCTTCCCGTTGTTTGGCCCTGCGTTCTGCAGAAATGGGGCTGTCTGTGGGTACACCTTCAGAAGTAATTAGGGCAGGCATTTTGCCTTCAATTTGGGTTAAACGGGTTTGGAATGAAGATACTTGACCGAGCAGCCAAGCTATACAGGCAACTAAGATTGGTATTACCGCCTTTAGCACATCTTGCATATTCATTTAAAATGCCCCCAAAATAAACTTAAGCCACAACGTCACAATCAGTGCCGCCATAAAACACCAAAACTGGACCCGCCTCACTGCCTTTAAATCATGCTGGAACTCTTCGTTATTCTTGCGTTCCATGTTCTCAATGTCCAGCTTAATCCTAAGCAATGCGTCCCACTCTTTAGCGCCGTACTGCTTTACAAACTTAATCTTTAAATCAGCCTCCTCATCGGAGATTTGTTTCTTTCTTTTCCACTCATCAAGCGCTTTAATCAGCGCTCGTTCTTTCTTAAATTCTGCTTCTCGCCTTGCCCGTATACGCTCTTGCGCTTTTTGCTGGGCTACATCTACGGCATCTTTTTGTATGTTCTCAATCTGCTTAGAGACAGTCTTGCCCGCCTCACGAGCAGAATCCAGCCCAGAACTAAGCCCCTTTACTCCATCGGTAAGACCTAAAGGATCGGACATAAATCCTCACCTTACATTACTCCGCCACCAGCGGCAGGTACAGTTGTCGCATGGATAGATATATGTTGTTTAAGGTTTAAGGGAGCGTTACAGTCTGAGCAGACATCGGCTTGCAATTCGGCTTCATCCAAGTCGTAACCACAAGCCGAACACACCACTTCTATTTCGTGGTGCGGCTCAATTAGTCCACCTTCTAATGTGCGGGCGGGAATGGTCGTTTTCATATTATTCCTGAACTGGCGGGGGAACCTGCGGGTCAGCCTGCTCCTTGATTTTCTGGATAAGGAACATAGCGTTGCTTTTCGTTGGCAGTTCGCCTAAAGCCAGCAATATGCCATTTACTTCCTCAATAGATAGTTCTAGCTTAATCATGCTACTGCCTGTTCAAACGGTGTTAGGTCGTAGCCAGCGTAGTAGTCACCTTTGTCTAACTGAATCTGTAGGTGGTCTTTGTTCCGCTTAACGGTATCAGCCCAATCTTCGTCAGTCATCAGTTCAGGCTTTCCAGCGTTAAGCAGGTTTACGCTATCCATTGCAGCAGAATAGGATTGTGCTACTTCTTGCTCTTGAGTTAATTCAATCATTTTAGTTTCCTTTCAGTTGTTTAATTTCTAACGCTTGTGCTTCTACTTTTGCGTTGAGTTCTTGGATTGCTTTGATTAACGGTGTTATAAACATTTCACGGCTAATTCCTTGAATGCCATCTTCGCCTTCACTCCATCCAGCAAATGTATTTACGCCTTCTGCATCAAGGGCGGACTTGACTTGTTGTGCAATAAGCCCATGCATAACAACGCCAGTTGTACGGTTGTTTTCTTCTGCGTAATATGGATTATCTTTATCAAGTTCATTGCTTGCTTTCCATTCATATTTAACTGGTTTTAGGCGATTGATAAATGAAAGCCCAAGCATATCATCTTGAATATTCTTTTTAAGCCGCTGGTCAGAAGATTGTGTCCAAGTGGCGTTTACAGTAAATGAGTTGTAAACTTTTCCAGCATCACTACCCAATGTAACAGTATTTGTACCTTGCCCAGTAACATTGAACCCAATAACAATTTCTCGGTTATTTGTTGCGGCAGAACCACGAGAAGCAGAACCAACATAAGTGTTTGCATTACCTGTTGTAGTTAAATTTACAACAGCACCAGCAGCTTGACCTAGAAAAGTATTGTCTGTTCCAGTTGTAAGGTGATACCCAGTATCACTACCTAAAATTGTGTTTGCGTTTCCTGTTGTAGCGTTGTACCCAGCCCGATAACCAATAAAAGTTCCATTTGGGCCTGTTGTATTGTTATATCCAGCTTGATAACCTACTGCTGTGTTATTAGATGCGGTGGTATTTAATGCAAGTGCTTGATAACCTATTCCAACATTAAAACTACCAGTCGTATTAGTGTATAAGGCAACAGAACCTAAAGCGGTGTTATAGCCGCCTGTAGTGTTTGTATAAAAAGTTTGCCTTCCTACAGACACATTGTCTAAGCCTGTAGTATTACCATACCCAGATTGGTAGCCAACTGCTGTGTTGTTAGAAGCGGTGGTGTTGTTAAATAAAGCGGTTTCGCCTATTGCTATGTTATTAGCACCAGTCGTGTTGAAATACAAAGCTGCACTACCAAGTGCAGAATTACTTGCACCAGTCGTGTTTGAAAATAATGCTAATCTACCAATAGCAGTAATAGCAGCACCAGTAGTATTACTATAACCAGCTTGATATCCTACTGCGGTGTTGTTTGATGCGGTTGTATTGTTGTTAAGTGCAAAATTACCTATTGCTGTGTTAAGACCACCAGTTGTATTTAAAGAAAGTGTAGTTTGACCAATAGCTGTATTGCTACTACCAGTCGTATTAGCAACAAGTGCATTATCGCCAATAGCTGTGTTTAATTGCCCTGTTGTATTAGCTGATAAAGTTCTGCTACCAAAAGCTGAGTTTGCTAAACCGCTAGTATTTACTTTAAGCGCATCATTTCCAACAGCAGTATTTAGAGAGCCAGTCTGTGAACCACTTGCTAATGCACCAGCACCAATTGTTGTATTACTGCCAACAGCACCAGCACCCTTACCAACAGTAAGGCCTGATATAGAAGCATCGTTTGTGGTGACTAGATTACCGCTGGAGTTTAGGCGCATTACCTCAACACCGCCCTCGGAGAACGCAATCGTATCTGCTGCGGGGAAGAACATTCCCGTATTAGCGTCTGTGCCTCGTATGGCAGGAGTAGCTGCGGAACCGTCTATGTCGGAGACTCCAACACTTCCATCCAAAATTAATGACATATTAGACTCCTGCTGGTTTGTTGGCTTCTTGCTGTGCTGCGTATGCGCTAATTACTGCGGGTGTCCATGCTGCATTGCAGATAGCAACGACATTGGCTGGCTGACCTGTTAAGTCTTGGGCTGGCGTGAGGCTAGTGCGGTGGTATGTCTGGCTCAGTTGCTTGCCATCTTCCATGATGCGTGTAGCTTCACGATACAGCACGATGCCATTCTCGGTTACTGTAATTTGGTCTACTACTGTTTCTTTAGTTAATGCCATTTTAATTCTCCTTTAGTGTCCGACTAAGCTAATCTGGCTTAGTTAAGCTGTGAAATAAGTTATTGTTCCTTGAATGTATTTGTTTGAACCACTTGATGGTGCTTGAGTAAGAAGGGTGTCTTCATAAGCATTGGCGCTACCATATTGAAACAATCTTAAAAAATTACTACCCTGTGATAATGCACATACTATGGCAGTTCTTCCTGAGCCTAATGTTACTAATTCAATAACCAAAGAACCCTGTTGTTGGTTTATGCCGCCTGCCGCACTAAAAGGCAAGCCTTTAACATACAAATTTCCTGAACCGCCAGTATATGTAGAAAATATTAAATTAAACCCAATAGTTACCTGTCTGCCAATTTTTGTATAAGTTCCTGTTTGTCCAGCATAAGTTACACTTGTTGGGTCTGTTGTAGAGCCACCTAATACGGGTGTCCAAGTACCTTCCTCATAATCATCTAGTGTGTTTGCGTCAGATGAAGCGGATTGGGTTGCTGGGAATGCTATTCCAGTGCCTGTTGCCGTTTTGCTTCCACCAACTAAAGATAAAATGTTTCCTGTTTGTAGAATGCTCATTTTCTCAAAATAAGTTTCTGAGCCAATATTTCCTGTTACTGTGTAAAACTGCAAGCCACCACCAGTTTCAGAAGCAAAAATAGCACCACCACCAAAAGTACTTGCGTTGTAAATCATTTGCAAACCTGTAGAAGCACCTCCGCTTGGACCACCTACTAAAGTTTGTAATACGGCACTTCCTGATGGGCTTGTAGCAGAACCAATTAATACACGACCAGTTGAAGTAATACGCATCGATTCTGTGCCGCCCTCGGAGAACGCAATCGTATCTGCGGCTGGGAAGAAAATACCTGTATTAGTGTCGTCTGATTTAGAGATAACGGGAGTGGAAGCAGAGCCACCTGTGTTGACTTGGACTTGCTGACTCGCATTAATCGACAGTGCGTTAGTCGAAGCAGTCTGAAGCTGCAATACCCCGCTGGTGTCGGCTGTCGAAATTAAACCCCCAGATGTGGCGGCGTTGATGATTGATGGCATTATGTGTTCTCCAAAGTTTCAATGCGAGCTTTGAGGTCGGTGATGATGGCTTGTTGTTCTTGGATGGCTTTGACCAACACTGGAATCAAATCAGCGGCAACAGATTTGTACGATTCTTCGCCTTCAG